CGTGCTGTCATAGTGTTCTCTTTCTCCAGCAATGTCCCGGCAGCGCCGGATTGTCGATGGTCGGTCGTTCGAGCCAGACCGCGACGGCGTTGTCTTCGCCGGTCTCCGCGCAGCCGTGAAGCCGAGCATCCTGCCGCGTGCGCCCAAGGATTTCTTTCCGGGCCTCGCCGAGCGCCTGCTTGCAAGTGCCGCACCCCTTTCCAATCTCGGTGTTCATCGCGCACCCCGCGCAGATAGTTGCGCGAACGCGGGCGGTTTCGTCCGGGACACAGGGAGACTCGTGGTTCGCCGCCGCCAGCGCGAGCCACTGTAGCACGCGGGACTTTAGCGAAGCGCGTTTGGTCTGTTCGGCGCGGACGCCGTTGTCGTTCCGGCACAGGCCGGGGTCTCGCGAGCACGCTTGGTCAACCACTTCCTGTGTTGGGTCTCCCAACGGAATCCCTGCACGGCGTCGATAGTTCGCAACGCGTGAGGCGACTCCAGACCACGTTTGAGCCACAATCTTTGTGCCGTCTGACTCTTTGAAAAAGTGTCCGCCTTTTGGATATACATTCGGGTTGAGAGTGTTCAAAACAGTTCCCCCATTTCAGTCGGCAGTTTCATTGACTCATCGAGATAGTCGTGCCGATTACTTTCATCGATGCGTGCGCCGCCCGGATACCGGGCCTCCATCCAAGAGTCGTCCAAATCTCCCGGAACATCCACGTTGTCGCCGCGCATTGAGAGGATGAGCCCGGAGCCCTTTCGTGCGGCGTGAACCAAAAGTGTGAGAGAGTCGGCGTCATTGGGGGAACTGAAACCGCGACTCATGTAGTCTCGCTTCGATTCGACCTTGGTCTTGCCGCCAGCGGATTTGAAATTGCGCTGCGTTAGCTGCGGCGCAAGCTTCGCCAAATCCATCGCCGGTGACAGGAGAAAATATCCAAACTCGCCCCAAGCGCGGAGCGCGAACCACAACTCGGTTGTCATCCGGTCGTATTGTTCTTTGCACGTCTTGGTGTCTTCCGACATCATCTTCGACTCGGACGCGGACTCCGAATAGTTCAAGTCGTGAATCAACTGGGACCACTCCCACTTAATCAGGTCCGCCGTGCCCGCGCCGTGGCCCGTCCGGTCGCACGCGTAGAAGTCGCCCTTGATGCCCGCCTTGCGGTTGAGCGAAATGATGGACTCCTTCATCACGATGGTATCGCCCTTCGGGAGCACGAATTGCTGCGTCGCGAGAAGTCCCCACCGAGGGATGACTTGTCCGGCGCGGTCTTTGAACATCACCGTGCGGCCTGCGGGGAATTCAATGGACGGAGGAAACTTGATGCCGGTCGCCCTGCCGAAAAGTCCGAGCGTGTGGACCGCTTCATCGCCGCCGTCAAGAGCCAAGTCAGTAGCAGCAACAGGTGTGGGGTCTTCATACCAAATATATTCGCCTTTCCACTTGGGAAACATTCCCGAGGGAATCACTGTGGCCTCGATGCCTGTGGCCGGATACATTCCCCGCCCCATCGTCTGGTAGCCGGGAGAGTTGCGTCCGCCCGCGTTCAGGGCAATCGCTTCGAGACCTGCCCGAGTCTGGAGACCCGGAAAACGTATGCGCCCTTCGAGGACGTTCTCGGACCGTTCGCCGTCGAGACGGAGAACAGACCAACCGCGCTTGGACTCCCATCGAAAGTGTTCATCGGGGTTGACGCCTTCCCAACCGAAGGTAGGTTCGGACCGCTTGCCGACTTCGTCGTAGGGGTTTGTGGGATTATACGCACCGCCGATTTTGAAACCTTGAGCGCCTTTTTCTTCGATTTCGGAGAGGACGTTGTCCACGTCTTTCCAGACGCCCTTGGCGATGTTCTCAATTTCGTCGAGGAAAATAAACATCCGAGACAGAGGGCCAAAAACAGGATGCGGAGTTGGTCTGGGGATACGGTGTCCACCTTGAAGCCTCCCGGCTTTGATGTTATTGCCTTTCGGAATCACCACACCTTTGATTGCCGAGGTTTGATTTCGGCGAGTCAAGCCGATGAACAACTCGCCGATTTCTCCGGGCATCGGAATCGATGCTTGGTTGTGGAGGTTGACCAAGTGAGAAAAGAGATTTCCTTCCAAGTGGTCTTCACTGGGGCCGAGAACACGGATGGTCGTGAAGTGCGGGTCTCGGACCCACTCCAGAAAAAAGTAAACGCCGGTTGAGAAAGACTTGCCCATCTTCGCCGCGCCTTCGATGAGGAACATCGAGGACTCGTCCACGAGATTCCAGACCTGCTTTACCGAGGCGGGTTCACAGGTGAACTGGTTCGGCGTCCACAGCATTTGCGCCGCCTGTTCGCGCCCGCCGTTCTCCAGCAACTCGTGCAGATACGGCATGAGCAGCGGCCATGCCTGCGCGGGGTCGTGCGAGCGGACCTTGAACGGGACCCGGAAGAAGTCGGCCACTAGCGCCGCAGCGTCAAGTGGTTTTTCAGAATGGAGGAACTTCGCAACCTTCGCCGCCAAGTCTTTCTGAACTGCGTCGAGCATTACAGCGGCCTCCCGCAGTCGAGGACCGTGTCTTCGGTCGAGCCCGCAGGGAAGCGCACGAGCGGAGAAAGGAGCCACCCGCGCTTACCGTAGTCAGAGATACGGCGCTTCCCTCCGGGCCGGTGAGAAAAGTTGATGACGAAGGGCGTCAGTTTTAGCGAACGCCCATGTTTCACTGTTCCATTGAAAACAAGCCGGGGAGTCCAGCCTCGATTCTTCCACGAGCGGACCCAGACCCGGAGCATGTGCGCCGAGTCTTCTGAATAATCTGTGAAGACCTTCACCAACTAACAGTCGCCCGCGCCGGGGCGAACTGACAGTTAGTGCGCGGCGTCTTTGACAATCTGCGCGAGAGGGCGGGGCGGGTTGCGGTCCCGGAGGATGCTGCGGACGTTGTCGGGCGTCCACGCCTTGCCGTAGCGGGTCCGCTTTTTGTTGGCGTTTAAGCTGGAGGAAATGTCTTCAAACGTCGAACCGCCTTTCCGCATGAGTTCGATGTCCTGCCGGACAAGTTCTTCCCCGGCACGGAAGCCGTAGGGTTTCCGGCCTTCGCAGCGTCCGGTCTTGGCCCGCTTGTTCTGGCGTCCACGAAAGAGCCTGCTGCAAATGTTGGCCTTCTCGAATTCGGCCAGCACGCCCAACATCTGGCGCTGCATGTTCAAGAGGGGGTCCCCCGAGTCAGCGGCGTAGTCGAGCAGCGTGCCGTTCTTGCAAATGTAAAGCTTGATGCCCGCCTTGCGTAGCTGGAGGATGGCGGCTTCCTGCACCATGACGGACCGCGCCAGCCGGTCGCAACTCTCAATCACGATGGCCGAAATGGTGAGCACGTTCGGGAACTGGTTCGGCTGGAGGTTCGAGGCGACTTCGCGACGGCGCAAAATCTCGTTCACCATCTGCATGAACTTGGGCCGTTCGAGGGTGTCGGCGGTGCCGGTGACGCACTCGAAATACTCGCCGACGTTGTTCAGGCCGAAACGGGAGCAGAAGGCCGCGATGTCTTGGCGCTGCCGGTCGGGGCCTTCTTTGTCAACTTGGCCCGCGCCGGACACGCGCACGTATGCCGCAATGTTTTCCATTATATCGCCGCCTTCTTGGTGGCTCGCTTGATGAGCCGGACGATTTTCAAAGCCTGCCGCCGGTCGAAGGTCTCCGCCAGCCGGACAAACCTGCCGCCGGGGACCTTTCCAATCGCTTCCAACAGTATCACGTATTTCATAAAAGTGGTCGGCGCGAGACGACTTGCACGTCCAAGGCTGCCTGATTCTAAGTCAGGTGGGTCTGCTATTCCCCGTAAACCACGCGCCGAAAAATTGAAGGTCCATTAGGGACTCGAACCCGTTCCCGGTCGGCACTACCCGCCCCGGTTCCCATCGGCTTGTTCCCCAGTGTAGGGCGTGGGCCTCTGGCCTATTGGACCGTTAAAATTCTCTGACCGCGTGCCTCGATTTCACGGGACGCCTATAAGACCCGAATGCCGGGAGCTACCCGCCTCGATACTCTTTGCCCACGTCTTCCGGTTTGAACACCTTGCGAGTGTAGGATACCTGTTAGAGCACCCCCCGGTTTTTCAGCCGACTTTGCGCCCGCTTCCAGAGGCTATCTGGTCGCCAGCGCAGGCCGTCCGAGGCCAGCGGTCAAAGAACTTTTGTTGGCTGTCCGGGTTCCCCGGATTACCGGGATTCCAAGGGGAGAACGACTCCCCGAGGTCTCTGGTTCGTTACACCTTGGGATGCGAGCCTGATTCCAGACTCGCCCCGGAGAACCGAGACAACCAACAACTAAGAAGACAATACAGCACCCCGTCAGGAATGCAAGAGGAAAGTCAAACTACCTTTAGGTCGTGACGTAGTAGAGGTAACGCAGAAGCGTGACGACGGGCCGGTCCTGCAACCGTTGCTGGACGTTCAACTGTTGGTCGAAACTCCCGGCGGAGAAGCCGAGGGACAACTCGTAATTGATTTGCGCGTCGAGCGGCAGTTGCGCGGCGGTCGATTTCTTGAGCCAGTTATT